ACACGACCTCTTCAATTGTCACTACGGGAGAAGAATTGGGAACAACGATAATTGATGTTTCTTGTGGACAAAACCACACAATGATAATTGATTCTAATTATAAACTATATGGTTCAGGGAACAATTTCTTTGGAGAACTTGGAATAGGAAATATGGATACTCAAAACACATTTACTGCTAATTCACCTTTTGTGACTGCATCCAATGTAATATGCGGTTATAATTATACACTTATTATTGACGGAAATAATGATGTATATAGTTCTGGTTTTAACGGCAATGGTGAACTTGGAATAGGAAATACGGATAATCAAAACACATTTACTGCAATAGTACCATCTTTAAAAGCTTCTAAAGTAAATTGTGGTTATCATCATACACTTATTATTGATGAAAATAATCATGTATATGGTTCTGGTTCTAATGGTAATGGTCAACTTGGGATAGGAAATACGGATAATCAAAACACATTTACTTCCAACACATCTATTGTTTCTGGTTCGATTATAGCATGTGGCGCAACATCTTCATTTGTCATAAACGAAAACAAATTATATTTAGCTGGACAACTTATTTATGATCCAGTTTTAAAATATTTAAATTTTACTGAATATAACGTAGATATATTTGTTCCAGACGTTTATTCATCGTGCTTTTCTACAGAAAATTATACACAAAAATTTCCAAGTATACGGTTTGGAAATAATAACGCAACATTAAATTCTTATGGGATTGATTTAGGTTACACAAGTGACCCCGTGATAGTGGATAATAGAGGTATAGTTTACGCTAATGCATACGTACCATTTACCGGTGCGCATACTGGATTCACAAGAAATAACATAGAACCAGGACTAATCGTTTCGGTTGTGTCATCCGAAAAACTGTATGTAAGATCTGTCAATGATGTCATACCAACATTAAAATTAACAGATAAAAACGAAGATCCAAATGTATATGGCGTTTCCTCAGATGGAAAAACATTCAATGCGTTGGGCGAAGGGGCGATATGGGTTTCCGACGTGAATGGACCACTTTCTTCGGGAGACTACATCACGTCTTCAACACTTTCAGGTTACGGGAAACGTCAAGATGATATTTACATGGAAAACTACACGGTGGGAAAAATTTTACAGAACTGTGACTTTAACGGAGATAATGTTCGGTATCTTTCAGTATCTTCAGATAATTCTATTACAACTGTTTCGAAAGATGAATATCTTACAAATACAGGTTCCGTTTACAGAGCATCATTTGTGGGATGTACGTATCACTGTGGATAATAAATTCTCGGCAATTAATAGTCATGTCATATTTGGGCATTGGTACTAAATATCCAAACCACAATTTAGAGATTGATGGGAACTTCTTTATTAGCAATGTTGAAATGGGATCTACGAATCAAGGTGTACCGTTTGAAATTTATAGTGATTATACAAACAAAAATTTTCTAACGAATTCTAGACAATTTCGTACACGTGTTACACCATTTAACAGACCTGATTATACATATCATACTAATATGGGAATAGAAAATCAATCAGGAAATGTATTTTTTATATCTAATCCAGTATCGAATGAAACTATCATAGGAGATAAAGTTTTCAAAATTGATGATCAAAAAAATACATTATTAGAATCTAATATATTATATTCTCAAGCAATTACGTGTTCAAACATATTTAACAACCCATTAGATCACTCCACCACTGTCGGTGATTTTAACGTTATAGGGTTAGATAAAAAAATTAAACAAGTAAAAATTAAAAAATGTATAGCAGCTAGATACTCCGTTCATTGTTTGGGAATAGATGGTGAAGTTTATTCAGGAGGTTATAATGATTATGGACAACTTGGTATTGGAAGAATATCTAGTTTTGAAAATACATTTTCAACCGCTCTGGGTCCAGCATCGTCAAATGTTATTGATTTAAGTGTTTCTCCTAATCATTCAATTGTTGTAAAAGACGATGGTGGAGTATATGCAGTTGGGGATAATAGTTATAATCAATTGGGCATAAAAAACTATAATAATATTTTTTCAACCGTGTATATTCGTACAGCTTTGGAGTTTGAACTTGGTTCAATACAATCTATAGTAGCTTCGCATTATTCAACAATGATTCTTACAAAAGATAATAAAGTTTATGGCGTGGGAAGAAATGATTATGGTCAACTCGGACTTGGGTTTACGAGTTCATCTGTAACATCATTCACGGGCGCCATAGGAGCAGGATCATCTGACGTAAAAAAAATAGCTATGGGAGTTAACAGTGGATATATTATAAAAAATGACGGAAGTGTGTGGGGAACTGGTAAAAACGATTTTGGTCAACTCGGTATTGGGACTACGAGTCCATATGTAACATCATTCACGGCGGCCATAGGAGCAGGATCATCCGAAGTGTCGGATATATCAGCTCCCAATACATCAGACTTTGGGGGTAATGCGATAATTTTAAAGAACGATGGAAGTGTGTGGGGAACGGGGTATAATATTAATGGCGCACTAGGACTTGGGTTTACGAGTTCATCTGTAACATCATTCACGGCCGCTATAGGAGCAGGATCATCTGACGTAATAAAAATAAATACGTCTTATACTAATACAATAATTTTAAAGAACGATGGGAGTGTGTGGGAAACAGGATATCGTGTTTGGGCTGTTCCTTCTCTTACATCAACCTTCACGGCCGCCATAGGAGCAGGAACATCTGGAGTAACAGATGTATCTACGGCTTTATATGAAGCAGCGATAATAAAAGATAATCTTCCATACTTTGTTGGTAGTAATTATCAATATTATTTAGGAGGAAGAGAAAATTTGATACGACAATTTAGTAAACAATATATAGATGAGTCAATAAATATTTTGGCAATTGACAATGCAACATTAACTTATAAATCTGGAAACTTTTTAAAAGTAGAAGATAAAAGTAATAAAATACTGAAAAAAATTAAAGAAATATCATCCGGAACATCACATGTTATGGTTTTAACAGAAGATAATATGCTCTATGGAATGGGACTTAATAACTATGGCCAGCTTGGGTTGAAAAGACGCGTGGACAATGCACCTGAATTGACTTATATAAGAAATAATGTATCCAATGTATCGTGTGGTAATTCATACACAATGATAATTGATTCAAATGGAACATTGTCTGGAACCGGTCGCAATAGCTATGGTCAACTTGGAATCGAAAGCACAATTAGCAAATTTTCATTTACTTCAAATGAGACACCAGTAATTACATCCATGGTTTCGTGCGGAGAATCTCATACACTGATAATAGGAACCAATAATTCACTGTCTGCTACGGGACGTAATAACTATGGCCAGCTTGGAAATGGAACCACAACGGACATAAATGTATTTACAGAAATAACAACACCTGTCGAGGTAAAAACAATTTCATGTGGGGATGATTTCTCAATGATAATAGGAACCAATAATTCACTGTCTGCTACGGGACATAATAACTATGGTCAGCTTGGAAATGGAACCACAACGGACATAAATGTATTTACAGAAATAACAACACCTGTCGAGGTAAAAACAATTTCATGTGGAAGTACACACTCGATGATGATAGGAGCCGACGATCGCATTTACGGAACCGGTCGCAATAGCTATGGTCAGCTTGGAATAGGAAATACAACAGATAAACAATCATTTACACAGGCCGATACTATCATTTATGCAGATGCTATAAGTACGGGAGATGACACAACTGTCGTAATTTCAAACGAAAAGGTGTATGGAACCGGTGATAATTTTTTAGGTCAACTCGGTCTTGGTGTAACTAATTCAGTAAGTACATTTACGTATTTGCCGAATGTTTTTGACTCTGTAGAACATCTTTCTTGTGGTGACAATTTTACAATTTTAGGCAACAATAAAGGAGAACTTGAATTGACGGGATTTACAACAAATTTTAGAATAAATACTAAACAATTCACGCAACTTGTGCAAACTGAATTTTCGAATGTGTTTGATTTACAGACACCGGGTGGTGGTATTTTTTTTAAAATAATTCAAGGTAATAATATTGGTGCAATAGGAGAAAACAATTCAGGTCTCATGAATATCGGAGTTGAAGTTGCTAATCAAGGTAGTAATACATACGTTACTATAAATAACACAGGAACATTTACGGCAACATCATTTTTAAGTTTCACGGGCGCTCACAATGGTAGAATAGATATGATTCCAGAAGAAGGTATGATTGTTTCTGTAAATAATTCATGCGTTTCTACAATAAATAATGTAATTTCAGATGTTAATTTATCCAAAAGTCACAAGGATCCAAATGTTTTCGGAATTTCTAGAGGAGATGGATTATTCAATGCCATCGGCGAAGGTGCCATATGGGTTTGTGACGCTAATGGACCATTGACGAGTGGAGATTATATAGTTTCCTCTACACTAACAGGATACGGAATCCGTCAAGACGGAACGCGCAAGGCGAATTACACCGTGGCAAAGATTCTTCAGGACTGCATCTTCGAAGATGATAACACGCGATATCTTTCAATGTCGGAAGAAAACTCATTGAGCACAATTTCCAGAGAACAGTATCTCACAGATACGGGTAATGTATACAAGGCATCCTTTGTGGGCTGTACATATCATTGCGGTTAAAGAAATAATTTTCAATTAAACGATATAGACGTATTTTTAGTAAATGCATATCCTGTTGTCGAGTAATGGTACACCATTTTTTGGAGCAAAGGGAGGTTATCCTAGTCAATTGAAGCACCTTATCAAGATGTTTAACGAGAGGGGTCACACCGTGACGATGATACTTTGGGGTCTATGTGGCGTAAAACATGTTGGAGTACTGTCATTCAAGGACTTGGTGAACAACAACATTCTTCCAAATGAAACCCGCGACCCGTGGTCTCAAGGTCTGCTCGATAATCCCATGGTAAACTTTATTCTAGGGCCATATGAAAAATTTCCTTGCGCAATCAAAATTTCAGATATCAATGAATTCATCAAGAGGACCAACGCGGATGCTATTTTCTTCCTACAGGACATATTTTTACTGGAATCAAATACGCCGGAAATTATTTCATGTCCATCCTATTTGTGGTTTCCGTTGCACTACGAACCGATCGATTTACCTACCGTAGCGGCTCTTGGAAAGATCAAGCACATTATTTCACTGTGTCCGTCGACTCGCGAAAGAGTTCAACGTCAGATGGGAAGGGACACCTACGTAGTTCCTCACGTGATTGAATTCAATACATCTCTTCCTCCGACGGAGACCAAGTCTAAAATCAGAAAGGACTTCAACATTGATGATACCAAGTACGTGATATGCACGCTAGCAGGGAACTACGAGCAGAGTGGAAGGAAATCGCTGGATACGACGCTGATGGCGTTCAAGGAGTTTCATGGAAAACACCCAGAAGCCTTGTTGTGGGTGCACGCACCTACGCTCAATCACGCGCGAGTTTATGACGTCCCATTGCTCGTGAAGACGCTGGGAATACCGGACCACGCCATAAAATTTACAGAGAATACGCTTGATGAAACTACACTTCAAAAAATGTACAAGTGCTCCGACATGTACTTGTGTGGTTCGTGCTCGGAAGGTTTCGGAATTCCACAGCTCGAAGCGCAGTACTACGGGTTGCCCGTGGTTACCACGAGATTTGGTGCCATGCACGACTATTGTTGGTATGGAGTGTCAGTGCCACCCGTCCAGCGACACTTCAATCACATGCAAAGTGCTTGGTGGGTCAAGCCAAGTGTAACGGGAACGATTGAAGGAATGGAAAAGGTCTACAATGATGATCTAGAAACGACCTCCGAATGGGTACAGGCCGAGGTGAGATCTCGGATGAGTTACGAGGCGGTAAAGAACAAAATTCTCGAAATTATTGAGAAAAAATAAAGGTTTGTGATATTAGAATATGGTTCAGACTCCATTCAAAGCGGTGTTTACCAAAAATACCAACTTCGTTACACAAAGTTTTGATACAATATCACAAAATATAAATTTTGGATCAAACAAGAGATTTTTGATACCTCGTCACGGTGACTTTTTAACACGCATGTATCTTTTGCTAGACTACGAAAGTACAAAAAGCGCATCTGTAAATCAGGCACATGCCATGATTGATTACGTATCCTTGATAATTGGTGGGACGACCATTCAACAAGAATCCGGAGAAACGCTAAATCTTCGCCTGAATGTGAGTGAAGTGGAAGATAAAACATTTTCAATCGTACAACTTTATCGGATGTTGGGGGGAGGACCCGATTTCCCTTTCACCGATACGGTTCAGTATCCTAGAACATACCGTATGCAAATTCCACTTGATTTTTGGTTTCATGGGAAAATAAATCTAGCACTTCCACTTTTTGCATTAAGATACCAAGAAGTGGAAGTCGAAGTTGGAATCCGAGATTCCGAACGATGGGGCGGCGTAGATTCGGGTATTAAGAACATAAAGACAACTCTGCGAGTAGAATATGGTTATGTCCCCGAGGAAATTATGATTTCGCTATCTAAAAAACCGTTTATTTTACCTATTGAGCAATTTCAATACTATTCAAATAAATATACGAACGATAATGTAATTACAATCGAACCTACATTTATAAATCCTATAAAATCATTATTTTTAATTTTCAAAAATAAAGAAACGGAAGTGACTGCACCATTTGATTATAGTCGTGAAATAGCCATACAAAAAAGTGTAAATGAAAATGATTTCTTGAACTGGTTTGAACTTGATTTAGATGGCCAACTATTGATGCCCAAAGAGGCTGGAACATTCGAGATGTTAAGAGGATTTCAATATTATGCTCACTTTCCCGGCGCGACACAGAATATTTTGGGACCTTACGAACGATATTGTGGCTACATTTATGCACTAGCGTTGTGCAGAGATCCAATGAATCGCGCCGTGCCCAACGGTGGAATTAATTTTTCTTGTATAAAAAATCAAATTTTTAAAATATCCGCAAAAGGAAAAAATGCGGATGAAATAAATTTAAAATTGTATGCACTCAGTTCAAATTTTCTTTATATAGAAAATGGCATTGCTAAAATGACATTTCCTTACAAGAATAATTTACCACCTCGTTTTATATAATTACGGCGTTACCATCTTTAAAAAGACAATTCACGATGGTTAAATAAAATATTTTCATATTAATGCTTGACGAAGGTGACAAAGGAAATGCTAATGTATTCGAGTTTATATTTACATAGCTCGTGGAAGATACTTTGATGTTTCCGCCATCTGTCCATGGTTCAAAGCGCATAATGTATGGATCAGATAAATTTGTCGTATCGGAATAAGAAGTTGTGGGAATTCCGATGCGCACCAAATCTGTTTTGAAGTTTGAATACTGTCCTGAATTAAAACTTAAAATTGAATTAACGCTCGTGTCTAGAAAAATATTGTTATAGCTGAGATCAAAATTTTGCCCTCCTTGATTGAAAAATTCAGACCATAGTATATATCCTACCGGAGCTGCACTGTACGTAAATTCGATATACGCAGATTGAGGTCTCGGTGGTTTATACTCATAGTCTCCACTTATCACGACCAACGGTTGTTCTGAAAATGAATATCCGTAGAATGTGCCGTGGTTGTTATAATCGTGAATATATGATTGAAATTCTTGAAAAAATAATGGATTTTGAAATTCATTTCTGTTTGTTTTTCCAAGTGTATCAATTCTGGCCTGTTTGATTGGGGTGTAGTACTCCGGGTTAAACAAATCTCCTTGCTCGTATTTGAAATTCCAAAATATTGCTCTAAATGAATACAGGCTATTCAAATAATATCTGTATGATCTGTCCAGTGATATTGGCAGTGATTCTCTTTCGGTTACTATTTTTTCAATTGGATAAGTTTGAGGAATAGACATAATAGATAGACGTTCAGAGTTTGTAAGTACAATTTCTTCTGTGATGAACAAAAAATCTGTTATATCCGGGTTGGGACCAAATTGAGTAGTATCCGAAATTATACTTTGAAATGGTAAAAATTTAATAACAACCGTTATTTCTGTATTGAGTGCACACAAGGGCAAGGGAGTTTTAAATGATGTCGTGTCAACATTATTAACCGTGTAATGACTGTTAAAGAAAAATGGTATGGGAAAAAATAATACTTGATTTGTATCATACGGAGTCAAAATTTTTTGTTGATTGTATTCTTTTCCTAAATTAAACATAAGATTAAGTGTATTGGTTCTAGTTTGATTTTTAGAATGCATAGACTCGTACATTGACATCCAATCTCCTTCCAGTGATTGTATTATTTCGCCACCTATTATGAGGTCCACACGTTCGATCATGGAAACGCCAAGATTATATAAACAAGAAACGGGTTCGATGGACGTTGGGAACTTGAATTTAAGCATCAGAGCCGTGAGAAGATCACCCATTTCTTTTGGTTTGAATACGTGGCGTATCTCTTGACCCAAAAACTTAGTTTGAATGGGTTTATAGTATCTGTAGTATGGTGTCGTTTGGGTAAATGATTTATGATTGTATGTCGTGGAAGACGTTTCCTTAGAATATAGGAATGTGTCCTGCTGTCCAACCGCGCTGATGCCAGTCAATGCACCGATGCCCGTTTTTCCATGGAATCCAATTGGAGGTTCGACCATATCCCCTCTCTTAAAACATTGCTATATTTTAAAATATGTCGTATATCGGCATTGGTGTCGATAATCCAAACCATAATCTTGAAGTATCAGGTCAAGTACGCATAGAAGCTGTTGAAGGTGGCAAGAGGAGTCAAAGAGTTCCTTTTGAAATTTTAAGCGATTACACAGGAAAGAGAACACTCACCGATTCAAGGCAGCTTAGGCTTAGGGTCACGCCGTCGGAAACGACCACCTCAACCGCCCACATTGACATGGGAATAGACAATCAATACGGTAATGTGTTTTTTATAAGTCGGCCCGTATTTGATTCAACTGTTTCTGGTGATAGAATTTTTTCGATAGATAATAATTTATTATTAGAAACACCAAACTCAAATGTATTTTTTAAAAGCGCAACATGTAACGATTTTACTATTAATAATGCATTGCGAGGCGAAGACATGCGAATATCTTTTATTGATGATGTTGTAAATAGAGATGTAGGTTCCAATCTTGTATCAATAAATGGAATTACAACTAATACAACAAAAGATAATGATAATATCGTACTAGAATTATTCAATAAGCAATTATCTTCAAGTAGTTTTAATGTTTCACATAAAATTGACGATACTATAATAAGCAATTTTTATATAAACCATTTTTCCAATGGGATTTATTTAGGTGAAGAAATAATAATAGATAGTGCTGGTGATGTTACGGCAAGTGGATATAATTCTTTCACCGGTGCCCATAAAGGAATACACGACGATACTATAGAATCGGGTAAGATAGTGTCAGTTGACTCTAGTAAAAAATTACAAGAGTTAAGTATAAATCAAGCAACACCTCATATAAAACCTTCAGATGTACCAATGGACCCATGTGTTTTTGGTGTATCGTCTGGTAACAATTATTACAATGCCATCGGTGATGGTTCGATATGGGTATCTGATATAAATGGGACGTTCACGGCAGGTGACTATATAACATCTTCAAATCTATCTGGATATGGACAAAAACAAAATGATAAATGTATGAAAAATTATACGGTTGGCAAAATATTACAAAATTGTGATTTTGAAAATGGTGATATACGTTATTTATCTATAACAACAGATAATATACTTGCAACGATAACTAAAGAACAATACAATGAGAATTCATATAGAGCACAAATTGTCGCATGTACGTATCATTGTGGATAATAAAAATATTACTAAAAATTAAGAATGTCGGGATTCATAGACGGACAAGTATTAATAAGTAATTTGGAACAAGGTTCGACATCACAAGGCGTTCCATTTGAAATTTATAGTGATTATACTGGAAAGGGTTCAATAACAAATTCAAGACAAATGAGATTATCAGTCAGTCCATCAGAAACATTGTCTTCCAAATCCTATATTGATATGGGAATTGACAATCAGCATGGGAATGTTTTTTTTATAACAAATCCGGTTTTTCATCCTTCCACTACAGGAGATAGAGTTTTTACAATAGACGAAAATAGAAATATAAAAACATTACATACAATTTCAATAGAAAATGAGTTTAATATAAATAATGGATATATAAATGATTTGGTAGTTAAGAACCATTTTCCGGTAGTACCCAAATCCGAATTTGTTAGAAATGGAAATATATTGAAATATGAAACAACTTCTAGTATAAATGACATATCAATATCAAATGTAGTGACTGGTAGAAATCATGCCATGGCTGTAGACGAAAATGGCAAATTTTATGTAACGGGTTCTAATCAATTTGGCCAACTTGGATTAGACAACGGTAATGTAGATTTAAATACATTTACAAACATACCGGAATTTGATAATCCTCAACTATATGCTTGTGTCGGTGACTCTTCTTTTGTATATAAAAGTAATGTTTTATATGCTTGCGGTCAAAATGATTATAATCAACTTGGTTTAGGTCGTTCGTCCGGTACAACTTACTCAACTTTTCAATCGATTACTGGCACGATAAGTGGTAATGTTGCCGCATTATATTCAACTCCTTATGCAGTCAATAATACATATTTTCTTGGAACTGATGATAATATATATCGTTCGGAATATTTTTATGCAGTGTTTAGTAAATATGTAGAAATAGATAATGTTGCTGATATATCGTTTGCAGGATTTTCTGGAGACGAGCATCAATTAATTCTAAAAAATGATGGAACTGTTTATGGAATGGGACAAACAGAATTCTATCAACTTGGATACAAAGCGCCATACGGGAATAAACCATTACAACAACTTGTATACTATAGTGCTCCTATAAGTATAAATGTTCAGTTGCCATTAACCGTCACCGAAATCAATACTGGGCGATATCACGTAATGGTTAAAACATCTGATAATTACGTTTGGATTACTGGGTCTAATCGGTATGGTCAACTTGGATTAGGAGATACAGATAATAGAAATACATTTACAAAACTTGTAGATTTCCCGAATGTTACACATTTTGCTTGTGTTAGTGATAGTTCTTATATAGTTAGTGATGGTAATTTATATGCTTGCGGTAAAAATAATTACGGACAACTTGGTATAGGAACGGTTAATTTATCAGTGACGACTTTTCAATCAGTGAGTGGTACAGTTGCAAACAGTGTTACTGGTCTTTTTTCTAGTCCTTTGCTCAATTATCATACATCTATAATTACAACAGGTGGAAAAGTTTATGCTGCCGGTGATGGCAGAATCAGTGGTCTTTCTCAAAATACTACAAAATTTACAGAAGTACCATCTGCAATTGGACTCGATGTCGTATCATTATCTACAGGTAATGAAGCAAATCTAGTTTTAACAAGTAACAATGAAGTATATGGTTGTGGTACTTCTATTTTTGGTGAATTGGGGTTTATTTCAACTACAATAAGTGCTTATACACAACTTAGTTATTCGGGGTCTGCTATAACAAACGCAATTCAGGTATCATTATCTAGACGTGCTTCCCATATATTATTAAATACCGGGGTATATATAACTTCAGGTATATCGTCTAACAGAAATGTAGAAGTGTTTACAGCGATTACTCAGTTGACTGGTATAGATGAATTAGCACCCACAGATAGATTCATTTTGATAAGAAAAGGTACTGACCTTTATATTGATGGTTTTATAGATTCCGGCGTGAGTGGTGTTCCATCGTGGATAAACGACTATCTAAAAGTTTTTTCTTTAATAACAACACCTAATGTAACAAATATTACAAATATAGCTGTAAATGAAGAATCATCTTGGGCGTTAAAAAGTGATGGTTCAATAATAAGAACGGGAAGAAATGACGATGGAGAACTTGGAATCAATAACAATTATACACAAATATCATGGGAAAATTATACATATAATACTACACCAATACAAAATGCAAAAAAAATATCTGTGGGATTTCGTTCTAGTTCAATAGTTCTTGATAATGGAGATTTAGTATCGTCGGGCCTCAACAATTCGGGTTCATTGGGTTATGGTTCTAATGATTATGTAGAAGGATTCACAACAATAACACAAAATGTAGAAGATGTCTACAATGGGGTTAACTTTCAATACATAAAAAAGACAACTGACACCGTATTTTATGTGACCGGCAATAATACGTACGGGCAACTTGGCGGAGGCTCAAGTTCAACCGTATTCAGAACAACTTCCATTTCCGCAACAGATGTAAAATATTTATCTAGGTTCCAGTACGGCGTTTTAATGTTAAAAAATAATGGCGTAATATTCGGAACAGGATTAAATTCCAGTGGAGAATTATCTCTAGGATCTTTCAAAAATACAAATGGCTTTAAAGCTTTTTTTTCAGAGTATTCTTATCCAACAACTATTTTCAATGCAAATGGACTATTTTTTCCAGTCATTGATTTTAATGGAACAACATCAAATTTAAAATTAAAATATCAAGAAAATGCTTTACATACATCTATAAATCAAGGATATAACGTAATTTTTGACAGTTTAGGTGGATACATAACTGCTAATGTATTTACACCGTTCACTGGAGCACATAGATGTACGATGGATACGGATTTTGAAGATGGCTTGATTGTATCAAATAAATCATACACGATTAGAAAAAGATTAACAGATGTACATCTTTCAAATGTGTCAATGGATCCATGTGTTATTGGTGTTTTATCTGGAAATGATAAATGCAATGCTTTAGGTGAAGGAGGAATATGGGTAACCGATATAAATGGATCATTTAGTGCAGGAGATTATATAACAACCTCACCCTTGCCAGGATATGGTCAGAAACAAAATGATGATAAAATGAAAAATTATACAGTTGGAAAAATATTACAAAATTGTAATTTTGAAGACGATGTGATACGTTATCTATCCGTAACAAATAATGATGAACTTGTAATTATACCAAAAGAACAATATGATGAAAAATCATATAGAGCACAATTTGTTGGTTGTACGTATCATTGTGGTTAATATTATATTTATTATTGTTAAATGACTTATGTAGGTATAGGTTTAAACCATCCATTGGAAGTAGAAGGGCAAATTTTCATAAGTAATACGGAAACAACAAACGTCCCATTCGAAATATACAGCAATTATTCAGACAAAAAATCACTTATAGACTCCAGACAATTGAGGCTACGCGTGAATCCAAGTGAAATACCTGGTTCTACTTCTCATATTGATATGGGTATTGATAATACAACGGGTAATTATTTTTATATATCTCAACCGGTATACGATTCAACTATATCTGGAAATAAAGACACCTTTAAAATAGATAATCAAGGTTCAGTTTCAATTAATGTCAAAAACTACAATGCTGACGACATTTACGGTAATTTAATTTCATCTTCTAATATGATTATAGATGAAACTGATATAGTTACAAGTAATTTAACTATAAGTACAGGTGTATCTTTTGATTTTAATTATTCAAATGTTGTAACTTCAACGCCATTATCAATTGAAAAAGTTTACATAAGTTCAAAATTGATTTTTGGAACAATATATGTTACATCTGTATTGGTAATAACAACAGATGGCAGTGTATATGGTTGTGGAGATAATGAAGATGGACAGCTTGGTACGGGAAATAAAGTATCGACTAAATTTTTTGTCAAAGGTTTAGGTGAGGGTACCTCGGGTGTGGTGAAACTCGCAACGAGTGAAAGTGCTACGATTACATTAAAAAATAATGGAAAAATATACTATTCTGGACGTGGGATTACTGGTATATCAACGAGTCTCGTTTTTAAAGAAATAACTTCAATAAACAATGTACTAGATGTTGTTCTTAATGATAGTTTTGCTTTATTTCTAAAATCAGATGGAAGTGTATATGGTATTGGTTCGAATTCCTATAGAGCTATGGGAATAGGTAATCAGTCTTCTGTCAGTACACCTACACTTTTAATAAATGGAGCTAGCGACGTTTCAGCTATTGCTGCATCTCCAAAATCTACAGCAATAATTAAAAATAATGCTGTATACACATGTGGATACAATGAATATGGTGAACTTGGGATTTCGAGTGTTCCTGTAGGAACTTTTATAACTACTCATCAATTAACAGATGGTGAAGGAACATCTGGAGTTGATCAAGTTGCATTTAACGAAAACCTCTATAGGGGTAAGGTACTATATATAAGAAAGGGTGGTGCTATTTATTCAACCGGAGATAACTATTGGGGACAACTTGGAATAGGAACTTCGGGACCGGGTACAAATAGAACAACTTTTACAGCTGCTATCGGAGAAGGAGCAAGTAACGTTAATGAATTACTTTTGAGTGGACGAATAATAAAAAATGATAATAAAATATACTATACTGGCGGTGATGCGGACAGCAATGCAGTTAGATTCACACAAATAAAATTTGACGGTCCTGTTTCAGATTATAGTTTAGGTCCTGGAGATATTGATAATAGAACAGAAGCAATAGTATCAGAATCCAATATATTCATAAGGTACGTAAGTCCTTTTTATGGAACACCTTCATATGCAACTACATTTACCGAAGTACCGGGAATTGTACCTCCTGAAATTACTATTGCAGAAATAAACAACACAAATCACGGAAACCCCGTAATTAAATTCAATTCTACAGAATATCAAGATGATTATGGAGCTTTTTTGGGTTTGCATGAAACGGCATCAAGTAATCTAATGAGAATGGGTGTCATAACTACAAATCCAACAAATTATGTTACTGTAAATGAAGATGGCACCATGTCCGCTTCTAGTTTTCTATCATTTAAAGGAATGCATGGTGCTATTTCAAGTAACGTAATTGAAAAAGATTTAATTGTGTCTGTTGATACAACTTCATCGCCAATAATAAATTCCGTAAATGATATATTAACAAATGTAAAATTATCCGACATTGAAAATGATCCAAATGTCTTTGGTGTTTCGAATGGCGACGGACACTATAATGCAGTTGGTAACGGTACAGTATGGGTTACAAATGAAAATGGAACATTTACATCGGGAGACTATATTACTTCATCAACCCTATCTGGTTATGGAGTTAAACAACTGGATGACACGCAAATGAACTACACGGTAGCAAAAATTTTACAAAATTGTGATTTCACGAACGCTAAACGGTTTCTTTCGATGTCAGAAGATAAAACTCTTTCGACAATTACAAAAGAAGAATACTTATCAAACACTGGAAATGTTTATCACGCGGAAGTGGTCGCGTGTACATATCACTGTGGATAAAATATAATTAGTTATTAGAATAATGGAAACTCCATTCAAAGCTGTGTTTACAAAAAAATGTAACTTTCTTACTCAGAGCTTTGACACGGAACCGATAAATATTAATTATGGGTCAAGTGGAAAGTTCATGGTACCAAGACATGGTGATTTTATCACGAAAATGTATCTTTTGATTGACTACACAAGTACTCAAAGCACCAGGTTGAATCAGGCACATGCCATGATTGATTACGCGTCATTGAGTATCGGCGGAACTACGATTCAACAAGAGTCGGGTGAAACCTTAAATCTACGCTTAAATGTAGAAAATACAGAAAAAGAATCATTTTCAATTGTTCAGCTTTATAGAATGCTGGGAGGAGGACCCGGATTTCCTTTTACAGACACGGATCAATTTCCACGAACCTATCGCCTTCAGGTGCCTCTTAAGTTCTGGTTCCACGGAAAGACAAATTTGGCCATTCCATTATGCGCTTTAAGACTGCACGAAGTTGAAGTTGCCGTGGGAATAAGAGACGCGCAGCGATGGGGCGGCGTCGATAATGGAAATAATAATGCAAATGTTAGTCTGCGAATAGAATATGGTTATGCACCAAAAGAAATTGTTGATTCGCTAATTAAAACTCCATTAGTTTACCCCGTTGAACAATTTCAATCTTCAGAAAAAGAGTATACGGGCGATTCAGTTTTTGTACTAAAACCTTATATAAATAATCCCGTGAAAGCTCTCTTTTTCACTTTTAAAAATACTTCGACTGAAACAACAACGCCATTTGATTATTCACGTGAACTACAAACATATGAAGAAACTACTCTTGATTACAATGATTTTTTAAATTCACTAGAAATAAAACTAGACGATAATTTAATATTGCAAAAAGAAGTAGGAACATTTCAATTTCTAAGAGGGTTTCAATATTATTCTCATTTTCCCGGTTCTAACCAAAATATTCTATTTGGACAAGATGCATATCGTGGTTACATATATGCACTCGCGCTTTGCAAAGATCCCATGAACATTTCTAAACCAAATGGATCTATAAATTTTTCAAATGTGATAAACCCATATTTCAGATTTGATACCAAAGGAAAAAATGAAGACGCGATAAAACTTAAAATATTCCCCCTTTCTATAAATTTGCTTTATATAGAAAATGGTGTTTCAAAATTGGTATTTGATAATACTGGAATAGAATATCCAAGATATCGCTAATTTATATATCCCGTGCCATTTTTTACACTTAAATTAACTACAGACAAATAATAAAAAGTAAGTATCATTTTTGTACCAGGTAAAACAGGAAATGCTTCAATTGCGGTATTAATGTTTACCGAAGACGACGAATCAATATTAAATGATCCGGAGGGACTGAAACGTACATCCCACGGAAATTCATTGTCAGTTGAGCTATACGTTGTCGTAGGCAACCCAATGTAACCGCTATTTGTTTTAAGTGTACTGTAGACACCCGTGTCCAATGAAGTAAGATCCAGACTTGTGTCGAGAAATAAATTGTTGTAACTGTAAGTGTAACTGGATGAAGAAGTTCCGAGAATTTCGGAAAAATTTCTGAATCCGACGGGCGCCGCCGAGTAAAACATATCAATGTAAGCACTCTGTGGCCTTGGTGTTACATATTCATAATCTCCATATACAACCTTCAAAGGATTTTCAGAAAAACTATATGAATAAAACACGCCATTATTGTAAAAATCGTGGATATAAGACTGAAATTCTTTAAAAAATAATGGATTTTCAAATTCACTTCTATCCGATTTGCTCAATAAATTTATTCTAGCTTTTGTAATGGGACTGTAAAAATCAGGATTGTAAGGCAGACCTTGTTCTAATTTGAAAGTCCAAAATATTGCTCTAGATGTGTAATAACTATTAAAATAATAGCGATATGCCACCTCTAGCGCCTTGGGTTCTAATTCTACGCTTTCATCACTTACCTTTTCAATTGGAAAATTCACATTTTTGTATAAAAAGGAATATCGTTCTTGTTCCGATAATTTTACTTCTTCGGTCACAAACGTAAAATTTGAAAGATCCGCACCAGATGAAAACCCAGATGTGTCTCGAACAATGTCCTCTAAATTTAAAAATTTAATCACTATCATAATTTTAGAATTATACAGCGCACATAGAGGAAGTGGAGGCCGAAATGAGGTTGTATCAACGTTCGAATCATTATAATGATTGTTGAAGAAAAATGGTATTGGATAGTACAAATCTTTTGGATAAGATGTTACTATACCTTTTTGATCATAAGTTGTGCCAAAGTTGTGCATTATTCCAAGAATGTTTTCCCTATCTTGATTTGAAGAATGCATTGTTTCATAAATAGACATCCAATCTCCTTTCAGTGTTTGAATCTTTTCTTCATTGATAAATAAATCGATTCGTTCTATCATAGAGAGACCTAAATTTTGAACGCAAGGTGATGGCACGGACGTAGTTGGGAATGTGAATTTCAGCATAAAACCGGTCATGAGATCTCCCATCTCTTTTGGATTGAATACGTGACGTATTTCTTGTCCCAAAAAACTAGTAGAAACGGGTGTATAAAATCTGTAGTAAGGTGTTGTGTTGGTGTATTCGTTAAAATTATTTATCATTGTGGGGACGTCGTTGTATAACATTTCTTCACTGGTACCAATGGCGCTGATACCAGTTAGGGCACCAATCCCCGTGTCTCCACGGAATTCAACTGGAGGCTTCTGCATGATCCTCACTTAAAGGAAAGGGACATTTTAAAAAATAATAATGAGTCGCGAGCAGCAAATCATTGATGCGGCCGTGAACGCCATTCAGCCTGTTCTGGAGACTGCCGTGGTTGTGGCCGCGGAATACTGCAAGGCCACCGGAAGGAGCATCGTGACGGCACTGGACATGGAATACGGTATGAAGTGGAGCGCCATGAAGATGGTCGGAAGGGTCTACGGATCCATACTGCCAGAAGGAAGTGACGACGACTCGGACGAAGGGTGGGAGACGGACGACGACATGGTGGTGGAAGAGTGCGACATGGGGTTCGACGACGAGTTCCGCGAGTACGACGGCGACGACGAACGCTATCTGGAGGTAAACCAGGCGGTCCGCGAGTGGACTGACTGGGAACCCGAGACCGAACTTGAGATGATGTTAAAGAGCGCCGTAAATTCTAGACGCTAATAGTAATAATGCCTGGTGGAATTGGTCTGGCTAATCCACAGTTTCCCTATAAGAGTTACTTCGATCCTATAGGGGAGCGCGTCATTTGTTCTCGTTGAAAAACTCTAGTGTCTGGTAGAACCCATGGAAGGGTATGAATACGACCCAGACGAATATGCCACATTTTCCAGTGAGACCGAGTCCGATACCGAAAAATCGTTGGTCCCACTGGAACATGAGGAGAGCGTTCAGATTTTGAAACCCCAGGTTGAGTACTCGGAGCTTGATGATGTTTTCAGCGAAGAGTTGGACGACCTGGACCTCCGTGATTTCTTCATTGAAAAAAAGCAATCTAATAATAGAGTATGTCAAGTTACGACATCGTTATCGACAGTTCAACCAGAAAAGACAGAGCCACAACCGATGCTAACAACTTCACCAGTTATCTCAGTACACCCCTTTATGGAATTGAGTCCATGAACTTTGTATCGGCGTCCATCCCATATATCAACGGAACGTCATCGCAGGTCAATGGCAACGTTCATGCCTACTACGTGGTTTTGGAAGTGCCCAACTATGGTGTTTTGACCGATCGGATCTACACCGTGGACAATCCACCAGAGTCTGGTGAAACCAATCTGAACTTTGCCTACACTGGTTCTTTGATCGTCCCGGCACTGGCCGGAGCGAGTCCCACAAACTACGTGATGAGTTCTATTAATGATAGATTTGGCGTTCAAAAGACGATACCTGTCATGGAAGCCATCAAGGTTTCCATCTATTATTACGACACGAGTGACAGTTCGTTTAAGTTGTATCCATTTACAAAAACCGGAGCATCCACTGAAGAATTCGTTTTGAAATTATCCGTCCAGGCCACCAAGGATAAGCGTTTTGCCACCAAGCAACAGGACGAAGAAGACAAACGTCTGGAGCCCAATATTGCTCCACCGACGAAACCTGGTTCCGAAAATACGTTTGCGCGCAAGTTAATTAACTACTACAGATCTAGCACCAGAAATAGGAACAATCCGGAAGTTTCCGAGGAACCCGTCGGCGCCCTTTTGCCTAGACG